CTGGCAAGATAGGACTGCGTTGGGCAGGTAATCCCCAATTTGAACACGAACAACATAGAATATTTGATCCAAGTATATTGTTTAAGTTACCGGGGGAATTAATATCTCTTCAACGTGATGTGGCGATAGATAATATTCCGGAACATGTACAGAAACCTTGTTTAGATACATGGTTGCACACTAAAGCTGTTATTGAAAGTCTAGATAAAGTTATTACGTCCTGCACCTCAGTTGCCCACCTTGCTGCTGCGATGGGCAAAGAAACATGGATAATCTCTCCTGTACTTCCGTACTATCTTTGGGCAGATGGCAAGGACACCAGCATTTGGTATCGCAATGTCAGGCTGTTTAGACAGGAGAAGTTTGGAGAGTGGGAAAATGTACTAAATAATGTAGCAAAACAATGTGCAGTGGAAAACATTAGGAGAGTGAAATGAGTTTATATGTACGTGTAGTAAATGGTGAAGTTCAAGATGTATGGGATACCCATCCTGACATACGTCCAGGCTGGCGTAACGCGGTAGAAGTAAGACCAGCTATTATTCAACATCGGCAAAAATATACTAGTCATACGTTTAACATTGATATAGAACCAGTTCAAATTATCTACGGTGTAGAAGACATCCTGGTTGATGACCGTAAAACTTCTATGAAGCAAAATGCCGGTATGCAATTTAATATGCTATTACAACGGATGGCAAATAATCCAGATAACTATGATGCCGCTGCATTACAGATAGCCAAAGATGCTATTGCACCAAAACAAGCTGCAATTGATGCTTGTACAACGCATGATGAACTTGATGCATTAATGTAATTAATGAAGTCACTGTTTTTTTCATATGCTATAAAGATTGATAGTGCGTATATAATTAGAATTAAAGGTCACGACACATCTGAAAACTTTGCAAAACAATGTGCAGAGTCTTGTGCAAAAGTTAATGTTCCATTTACATATTGGGATGCATATAACGGTATAAATGAAACATTAACTGCACCGGATCATCTAGTAGACGATAAGTTTATGAAGATGTTAAAAGTATCTGATCACTTCCTAACTAGAACAGAATTGGCTTGTGCATTATCTCATATTAGCTTGTGGGCACGATGTGTAGAGATTGATGCTCCACTTATAGTACTGGAACATGATGCAATTATGATGGCTCCATATAAAGAGCATACCATGTATAATTCAATTTGTTATTTGGGTTCACAAGAACAAGCCAGTAAGAATTGGGGAGTTTATCCAACTCCACCACATGGAAGCATGGGACCAAATTATCATTTTATGTGTCGTGCCCATGCATATTCGATTGACCCGGCTGTGGCAAAGAATATGTTAGCCCATGTCATGAAATTTGGTATCTGTAGTTCGTTAGATTGTTTACTGCGAGCAGATATATTTCCTATTCATCAGATGGGTATGTATGCGTATGACAGCGGTAATAGGTCAAACACCACAATATTAAATCGTGCAAGTACAGACAGAAGTACTATAAGAAATGACGATTTAACAAGATAAAGATTAACTGATTTGAAACTCACCGTTATATTAAGAACATGTCTAAGGTCTAAACTTGACAATGGTATTAACAATGTTGTACGGATATGCGGAGAGAATCGCAGAACGATGATACTTAAATGTTTGCAATCATTAGTAAATAGCATCAATCGTTCTACTGCCAAAGTTAAATTAATTATTCTAGATGACAATAGTGATGCAGACTTTTTAAATGAAATACATGTAATTAGCAATGCTGAAATTATTAGATTAATTCCTCCTACAGATATTCCTTCATTTAACTTTTCCGCTTATGAACAATTTAGATTAGCTTCCGAAGTAAATGGCCTGGTATACTCTATTGAAGATGATTATCTACATACAGACGATGCTATAGAGTCTATGATCGATGCGTATGCATATCTAAGTGGCCGATTTTATAACGATAATATAATGATTTATCCATATGATTGCCCTTTTAGATATGAAGAAGGTAGTGAAGAACCTACGTTATTGTTACATGACAAAACAAGATATTGGAGACAAGTTACTGCAACCGCCAATACATTTTTAACTAATGGTAATTTAATTAAGAAGCACTTTACAGTATTTTCTAAATTGGCACTGGAATATCCGGCGGTTACTGAGGAATCTACTATTAATAGACTATACAAACGATTTACTTCTAATGATGGTGATATTACTGTGTTTAGCCCAATACCATCTATAGCATATCACTTGTCGTATGCGGCTCCGGTAGAAATTCAAGCACCATTGACCTGGAAACAATTATGGTAATTACTCAATTAAAAATCCGATGAATAATATTCCTAAAATTATTCATATAGCTTGGAAACATAAACATATCCTGGACAGCCAATCACCATTAATTCTAAATGGTCTTCGTAAACTAATTGATATAAATCCAGATTGGCAAGTTATAATTCATACCGATGAGGAAATTGATGACTATCTTAAAGTTACATTGCAGGAGATTGATTATAAATTAATACAAAATAAACATATTGTGGCAAAGACTGATATATGGAGGCTGTTAAAACTCTATTTAGAAGGTGGTTTATATATTGATATCGATCGTTTATGCAATATAAAATTGTCAGAGCTGACCACAGATAATGTTAAATGGGTTCTGCCAACGTATATGGATATGGACTTCTCTCATGATTTTATGATGAGTGCTCCAAACAATCCAGCTTTTCTAAAAGCGATTGATTTGTATCTAACAAGAAGAAGAGAAGGACACGATAACATATATTTTCTTGGCCCACAAACATACATGCATGCTATCACTATGGTATTATGTGGTGAAATGATCGACACAAATCCAGGAAAAGAAAAGTTTGACGAGATACTTGCAACAATAAATCAAGCACCTTTTATAAAAACATATCGTGAAACTCCTCCATATAATACAATTATATTTAATGATACTGCTACACAGCCAGATTTGGAAACTTTAAAAAGAGAATTTTATGCCGAGGAAGGCATTAAACATTGGACAGGATCTTGGTAACTATGAAATTGAATCTAGGATGTGGATATAATAAATTAGAAAATTATATTAATATCGACCATGATGCTAATTGTAAACCAGATATAATTGCCGATCTAGAAGAAGGTTTGCCATTTGCTGATAGTTCGATTGATGGGATCAATATGTTTCATGTGCTAGAACATCTAGGACAAAGTACTAAAACGTATTTTTCTATCTGGCGTGAATTTTATCGTGTTCTTAAAGACAAAGGTGTGATCAAGATCACTGTGCCACACTGGCAACACGAAAATTTCCATCATGACCCAACACATGTTAGGATAGTAACACCTATTGGTATTGACATGTTTAGTCAAGAACGTAACATGTATATTATTAGAACCGGCGGAAACGAAACAACACTTGGATTACAATTAGGAATTGATATCGGCGTTACAGATGTTGGTTATGATTTTATGCCAGATTTCGAAAATGCCATGAAAGATAAACCAAGAGATATAGTAATGCACGAATCTAAAAAATACAACAATGTATGCTATCAAGTTAGCATACATGCCATGGCACACAAGCCAGGTCGGGGCGATACAATTAATAATCGTTAGTCAACTACTGTTATTTTAACTCGGTAACATGCTTACATTTTCCCCTAAACATGAAGCCCGAACAACTACAAGACCAAATGCCATTAGCTTCGGATACTGTATAAGCATTGCCTTTTGATCCGGCTACTTGCCAAGAACGACCTTCGGGCTTTGGCTCTACCATCTTAAAATTCCACGTATTCGGCACTTCAACAAATTTACGGCCTTTGATGTTAAACTGAATTGGCTCGCTAAATTTCTTGACTTGACTGCCACAGTCTATTGCGTAGGCATACATCTTGGACTTGCTATCCGAAAGCAAGTATGCATGGTTGGGCGTGTTGTTATCCCATGCAGTTGTCTCGAGGAACCATTTCATCTATACCGCCTCCAGCATATTGGCCGGGATTTTCCAACGCAGCGAACCCTCACGTACCAGCACATTCTTGATGCTGATCTTTTCCACCACACCACGCCCACGAACTCCACGACGCTCGCTATACCACTCCACTGTGGCACCGATAGTCAGGGTACGTTTGGTTCGACGAGCCAGTTGCGCCCGGGCATACTTCACAGCATCGATCACACTGGTCAATTGTTCGTTAGTAAAGTTGCCGGACATGATGTCGTTATTAATTTTGCTGATGATTTCCATGCTGATCTCCTTGATTACGGTTTAAAAATAGTTGACATGTTCAATTCATACTCATGCACTTCATAATCGCAATATCGATTATTTTTGTTCAATTCAGCGCAAACCGCATCCGCATATTTCTCATCAGCGTATATACCGTCGGGGGGCTTTGATCCTTCGTAATCGATCGATCCTACTATGGCATAAACTTTCATTATTTTACATACACTAATGATTTTTGCAGTTGACCCGGATGGGCAATGCATACAAACGTCACTACATCTCGACCTTGAAAATCTTCTTCAATGTCTGAAACCGCAACATGTTTCTTATCGCAAGGATGTTCCTCACCACAAGCCGGACACTTCACATAGTTTTTCATTATTGCATCTCCATTTCAATCTGTTCCGCTTGGGTACACGGGGCCGACAGCTCAGCCAACATCGCATCCATACGATCCGCTTCCTGATACCGTGCTTCATTTTCGGCACGTTCGCGGGCTTCTGCAGCCGCCCATTCTTCATCCGCTTCCTTGTCGTCAGTGCAGAAACCCATATCGCGCAATTGCTCACGACCCTGCGCCGTGGAGCCCAGCATCTTGAGATACGCATGGAGATCGTCGATCTCACACTGGAGCCACTCCTCCGAATTCCACTGCTCATCGGTGGAACTACGCGGACGGAAACCATGCACATCCTTGTAGAAGTCACTGTAGTGTGACTGGAGATCTTCAAGCTTGGTATAATCATTCATCATTTTTCGGTACTCCTTGTTATTCACTATGTACGTATTATAGCAGTTCGGACATTATTGGTCAACCGATTTAACAACCCCGCATATCGGTATTAAGTACTGGTTGCAGTTCGCGCAGCATCTCACGTTCCAGCTTATGGGCTGCTTCTTTGCCACGCACAATCGCAGCAATTGTAACAACAACGGCCTCGGCACCATACATGCGAATCGCGTCACACAAAGCCCAGGACTTGCTTTCGCTGTTAGCCCGATATACGTGTTTATTAAAGCGAACTTCTACACTTTTTTGAATCGTGCTCTGCGTCTTTGCAGTAACACCTATGTAGAACTCGTCACCTACGTGCAATACGTATATTGCGTGGGTTCTGTCAGTGCGTTTCTTACGTTTCAGCATGTACATATTATAGCAGTTCGGCTATTATTGGTCAACCACGCAAAGCTTGGTTTTAGCTGTGCATAGATGCTGTCAAATCCGGCTACAATTAAGGAAAAATGTAACCTATTGATTCTATTGAGATTTTTATTTAGGGGGGATTTTACCGGTACACTGTAAGTCATTGATTTATATAGGTATATAATTACTGGGGCAAATTAGGTGCAGTAAAATCAAACGCATACTCCATCGGAGTTTTAG